GAAACCGACAGCCGTTCGGGAACTACAAATTACGGACTAACGCTGTACAAAAATATCAATTTCTCGGTCGGCGACAATGTGCAGATAGTATTCCACCCGTTCAATCTCAATGTGAATACCCGCATAATCGCCATGAGTTTCAACCCGTACAACCGCCGTGAGATTTCCATCGAGGTCGGAGATTACAGACCGAGCATTTCGGACAATCTCTATCAGATGGAGCAGAAAACCAACGAGATACGCAAGGACGTGGGCGAATCCACTGCAGAACTGAAAACCGCGACAAACAGCACGGATATTTCGGTTACAGACAAGTCGCAAAGGCTGTTCCGCATTACTTACAGTGCGATTCAAGCAACATATGCGGCATTCTGCTCGACCGTGAAATTCGTGATTTCAGCCGCAGGAACTCTTGCGTTCATTCTGAAAAAGAACGAAAACGAGGTCATGCGGTATGAGGAGTATTTCAGCGAGGGTCCGCACACAAAGACTTATACCTATCCGTTCACATCGGAGGTCGGTCAAAATACCATGTCGCTTAGCGTGGTTTCGGTTGACGGCGCACAGGGCAAGTTTCCGAAAATGCAGACGTGGGGCTATGTGATGGGCGCTTACCTTTCCGGAGATACACCCTGGGACGGCTACATTGAAGCCCGTGAGATTGAGGTTTGCTTTTCAATGCGCCGTACCGACAGGAAGAAACTTGTACGCACATCGGATACTCTGCTGTTTGAAATTCTCAAATCGCATAAGTTTGTTTTCGGCGAGTTTGCGCCTGCTTTCATCAAGCGTGATAGGGACAGGAAAACTCTTGAACCTACTGTTATGGCAATATTCCCTGACGCATGGAGTCCGAAGATAATTACACCGCCGCCAATTACGGTGGTGAATGTGTCCAACAGAAAGCTTTATCTTGAACTGCGCGATCCCGTCAAGGCTGATGAAATAGCGGTTTCTGCGTTCACCATGATTGTCACAACTGAAAACGAAACCGTGCGCTTGCAGCCGATTTACGCAGATTTCGGTGTCGGTAATTTCGGCAGCACGATTTGGCTTGCGTTCGGAAGTTCTGTGATGAAAGACAGCGTGCAGAGTATAACGTTATTGTATGACGGCGAGGTCGGAAATCTTGTTGATGTGCTTAACAATGCGCCTTGCGGCAGTTTCCAAACTTCGTTTATTTACCAACCATTTGAGGAGGAAGAAACATGATAAAAGGACGTGCGACAATTCAACTTTTCGATGAAAAGACGGGCGAGGTAGTTCATGAACTGCATGAGGAAAACATGATAACCAATGCCGTTGACACGATTCTGAACCCGCCAGATTACATTGAAATCGGCATGGATTCCGACAACGACCGCAGCTTTAATATGCTGCGTGATTTCGTGGGAAATATCTCTGATACTGCGTTCCGTGGAGTCATCGTCTGCCGCGACAAAATACCCGAGGACGGCAATAATATGATGCTCCCGTGGACGAACGAGGAGATAGGTCATGCCGGAATTTCAAATACCAGCACGGACACTTCAATCGGCACTTACAACGCAAACGAAAGCGGACGAATTGAGAACGGCAAGGGCTACCGCCATGTGTGGGACTTTGCTTCTGACCGTGCGAACGGCGAAATCGGTTGTATATGCCTTACCACCAAGGACGGCGGCACCTGCGGCTACCACGACACTTACTGGAATCTTTCAACGGGAGGAACTGACCTTAACAGCAGTTCTCTGGACTCGTTCAAGCAGGCGTATCACACTATTGTCGGGCGGTATATTCCGGATTCGCAGTTCAATTGCGGAGTTTTCAAGTGGTTTTACATGGGCAGGCTCTCGAACGGAAATGTGCGGCTTCTCGGAAAGCATATCCATGACGGCTGCATTTATGAGGTCGTTATGTTCGACCCCATGTCCATAAGCGTAAGCGCGGAAAAGCCGTTCTGCGGCATTATAAGCGTGCAGAAAGTCATAGAGCTGTTTCCGGCGGCGGAGCGTATTCCAGATTCCATGTACGATAACAGCTATCATCATGGCAGCTATTTTTATGACTGTAACACTACAAATGCGGACTATGTACCGCAGGAGGAAAAGGAAAAGCTACGTCAGGATTGGGAGAACAGTCCACAGTGGCTTGCGTATTTTCCGTATGTTATCGGCGATAAGATACATATCGTTGCTACCTCGCGCTTTCATATCCATCACTATATTTTCAGTCTGTCCGACTACTCGCAGGTTTCGAAGAAAACCATCGAAACAGACGCTCTGCTCCAGACGTATGGCGTGGGATTTAAGTATGAGAGAATCAGCAATTCTTCATCGCAGTACAGATGGTTTTACGGTGCGGGTGTGAACGGTGATTACTGCAATGCGCTGAGCGCATTTGAGTGGGACGATAAGTACTTCGTCATTACTAAATATCCGCTGATAGACGGAAAAGAAGCGACCGGAACAAATAACTTCGGGCAGCTGCGTGTGTTCACAAAGGACGGCAAATCCACGGGCAAGACATGGCAGTATGTCGCTGACGGAACGCTCTCTAACATGACGGCGGCGAGCTTCTGGGGATTTTATGTTGACGAAAAGACGAACACTCCGCTTGTGATTTGCGATAGCTGCAACATTTCCTATTCACTGCTTGCCCTTGAGATAATCAAAAGCGGCGATGATTACGGCAGATACAGAATGCGTTTTTCCGCTCCAACATACGGAAACAGCTACCTGTATTCGTATGCAAACCTCATCAAGACGGACGGACTTAATCTGCCTCTGTATATTCTGCCGTACTATCCGTATTCAAGCGGCAGTCAGCATTTCTTCGGCTTTGCGCTTGGGATATGCAAGCTGTGCCTTACCACAATAAACAACCTGTCCGAGCCGGTGCGAAAACTGGACGGGCAGGTCATGAAAATAACTTACGACATCGTTGACGAATGATTGGAGGGTTTATTATGAGAGAATTCTGGAACACAATTCAGCTTATTTTTACGGCGGTCGGCGGGTGGCTCGGCTGGTTCCTCGGAGGGAGCGACGGTTTGCTTTTTGCGCTTATTGCCTTTGTGGTTATCGACTACATAACGGGAGTGATGTGCGCTATTTCGGACAAGAAGCTGTCAAGCTCGGTAGGATTCAAGGGAATATGCAGAAAGGTGCTTATCTTCGCTCTGGTCGGCGGCGGGCATATTCTTGACACACGGGTTATTGGAGCTGGTTCTGTTCTGCGCACTGCGGTGATATTCTTCTATCTGTCGAACGAGGGTATTTCACTGCTTGAGAATGCCGCTCACCTGGGTTTGCCTGTCCCTAAGAAGCTGAAAGATGTGCTTGAGCAGCTGCATAAGCGCTCGGAAAAGGAGGACGATGATGAAGATTAAAGGTGTTGATTTAAGCTACTGCCAGGAGGGCATCAGCTTTCCTGTGCTGAAACAGGCGGGTGTGAGATTTGCGATTATCCGTGCGGGGTTTTCTACCAAGAAAGATGTTACTATGGATAAGTTCGTGGCGGACTGCAAGAAATACGGCGTAGATTACGGTTTTTACTGGTACAGCTATGCAATGAACGTTGGGCAGGCACAGACGGAAGCTGAAAAGTGTATTGAGGTAATCAAGAACTTATCTCCGACATATCCCGTATTTTTCGACATGGAGGAGAAAAAGCAGATCAGCGGACTGAACACGGACACACGCACAAAGATGGCGATTGCTTTCTGCGAAAAGATAAGGCAGGCGGGATTCAAGCCCGGCATTTACGCAAATCCGTCTTTTATGGAGAACTATTACGACAAGAGCAGGATTGTCGGCAAGTACGACATATGGCTTGCTCACTGGACTAACAGCCCCGACTGTCCGTCAGGTTTCAGCTACGGTCAGACTATGTGGCAGTGGGGACTTGACAGAATAGGCGGATACGATGTTGACGGCGATATCTGCTTTACCGATTACAGTAAGAAAAAGCCTGTCAAGAAAACCATAGATCAGCTTGCTGACGAGGTGCTTGCCGGCAAGTGGGATAACGGCGCAGAGCGTGAAAAACAGCTTACTGCCGCCGGATATGACTACAATGCGGTTCAGAAAAGAGTCAATGAAAAGCTCTACAGGAAAACTACAGATGAAATTGCGGTTGAGGTTATTGCGGGGCTGTGGGGGAACGGAGCCGAACGCAAGGAAAAGTTGACAGAAGCCGGGTATGATTACTCGAAGGTGCAGAGAAAAGTTAACCAAATGATAAAATGATAATATTAAGCCGTGGGTGTTTGGGTTTTCCAAATGCTCACGGCTTTTTTGTTTTTTCAGTTTTTTATCTGAAATTTAGAAAGACTGTCCAATCTCTCTCCTTGCCAAGGCTATAAGGCAGAGGGAAACAAGATCCCTCGGAAAGAGGTGAAATGAATGGAACACAATCTGAGAATAAGTGTTTCAAGAAAGCCGATGAGAAACGATGTCGCGGCTCTGCACACCATATCGTTAAGAGAACGCATACTTCGTTTCCTGTTCGGCAGAAAACAGCAGATTACCATTATCGTACCGGGTGATTCTGTGAAAGAACTGGCAATCTGCAACATTAAGGAAGGAGGAACAGCATGATGGGGAAAATGAGTGAACTGGCAGCAGAGTTATCCGAACTCAAGCATTGCGGCGAGGTGCTTATCAGCTTATCTGAATCAATAATGGCTCTGATTTCTGGTAAAGATACACCGCAGCCGATGGATAAGCCGTCAGCAAAAAAGAAATCCGATAGCGCTATAGTATCGGTCACTCTCGAAAACGTCAGAGCCGTCTGCGCCGAAAAATCCCGCGCCGGGTTCACAGCAGAGGTAAAGTCAATCGTCACAAAGCACGGTGCGGACAAGCTTTCCGCAATCAAGCCGGAGGAATATGCAGCAGTCCTCGCAGAGGTGGAGGTGCTTGGCAATGCCGACTAACCACGCAATTCTATCGGCGTCATCAAGCCACCGCTGGCTCGAATGTCCGCCGTCTGCTAAACTCTGTGCCGAACTGCCGGATACATCAAGCGAGTATGCGCAGGATGGCACGGACGCTCACACTCTCTGCGAACACAGGCTGAAAGCCTTGCTCGGCAGAGAAACCGCCGACCCAACAGAAAACCTCACCTATTACAACGAGGAGATGGAGCGCTGCACTGTCGAGTACGCTACATACGCTTATGAGCAGGTCGAGAAAGCAAAAGTAGCCTGCAATGACCCCATCGTCCTTATCGAACAGAAACTGGATTTCTCCCGGTGGGCTCCGGAGGGGTTCGGCACAGGTGACTGTGTTATCGTGGCTGACGGTACACTTTCCGTTATAGATTTCAAGTATGGCAAGGGTGTGGAAGTCCTCGCAGAGAACAACCCGCAGATGAAGCTTTATGCTCTCGGCGCTCTTGAACTGTTTGACGGAATATACGACATCTCCACAGTGAGCATGACTATATTCCAGCCAAGGCGTGACAACATCAGCGAATACACCATTTCCAAGGAAGAACTTCTCCGTTGGGCGAACGAGGTTCTCGCCCCAACAGCGCAGCTTGCCGCAAATGGCAAAGGAGATTTCAAAGCAGGTGAACATTGTCGATTCTGCAAGATCAGAGCAACCTGCCGAAAACTCGCAGAATACAACCTTGCTCTCGCTCGTTACGATTTTGAACCACCTGCTACGCTTGATAATATCGAAATCGCCGCTATTCTCGCAAAAGCGGACGAGCTTGTATCCTGGGTGACTGATGTCAAAGAGTACGCTTTGCGCCAAGCACTCAGCGGGGTTTCATACGATGGTTTCAAGGTAGTCGAGGGACGGTCCAATCGCAAGTATACAGACGAGAACGCAGTTGTTGAAGCCGTCAAATCCGCAGGATATGACCCGTATGGACACAGCGTTCTCGGCATAACTGCGATGACCGCTCTGCTCGGAAAGAAAAAGTTCAACGAACTGCTCGGCGGTCTTATAGAAAAGCCGCAGGGCAAGCCAACCTTAGTTCCTATGTCGGATAAACGTCCGGCGATAAATACTGCACAAGAAGATTTCAAGGAGGAAAAATAATATGCCGAAGTTTATCAATCCCACAAAGGTAATCACAGGACCCGATACAAGATGGAGCTACGCAAACATCTGGGAAGCAAAGTCCATCAACGGCGGTGCTCCAAAGTTCAGTGTGAGCCTTATCATTCCGAAGTCCGATACCAAGACGGTCGAGAAGATCAAGGCGGCTATCGAAGCAGCTTACAAGGAGGGCGAGTCAAAGCTCAAGGGCAACGGTCGTTCTGTTCCTGCGCTCTCCGCTATCAAGAATCCGCTCCGTGACGGCGATACAGAGCGCCCCGATGATGAAGCGTATGCAAACAGCTACTTCATCAACGCTAATTCTGCGACCGCTTCCGGTATCGTTGACGCTAACTGCAGCCCTATTCTGGAGCGCAGCGAGGTTTACAGCGGCGTGTACGGCAGAGTGTCCATCTCATTCTACGCATTCAATTCCAATGGTAATAAGGGTATCGCCTGCGGTCTGAACAACCTGCAGAAGATTCGCGATGGCGAATCGCTCGGCGGCAGAACCCGCGCTGAGGACGATTTCGCAACAGATGATGACGATGATTTTCTGTCTTGAGGAGATACACGATGATGACAACTGAAAGCATTTTGCTTGCTATCTGCTTTGGATATGTGCTTGGAGATACACTTTCTAAGCTGGTCGTAGTTGTTTCCGATATTGTCAGGAGCATTAAGCGCCGCAAGCAAACTAAAACTGGCAAGTAATACAAACAGGGCGGCAGGAGCTATCTTGCCGCCTTTTTGAGGTGAACTATGGAAAAAATCAAAACACTGTCAATTGATCTTGAAACATTCAGTGATGTTGACCTTGCAAAATGCGGTGTTTACAGATATGTTGAGTCACCCGCATTTGAGATACTGCTGTTCGGAGTTTCAGTGAACGGTAGCGATGTTGTGGTGTACGACCTTGTGCAGGGTGAGAAAATACCCGCAGAAATTCTCGCTGCGCTGACTGACAACAGCATTATTAAATGGGCTTTTAATGCTGCTTTCGAACGTGTGTGTCTGTCAATGTATCTCGGTTTGCCGTCCGGGGAGTATCTCGACCCGACTTCGTGGAGATGTTCGATGGTGTGGTCGGCATATATGGGACTTCCGCTGTCGCTTGCCGGAGCGGGAGCAGTTCTCGGACTGCCGGAACAGAAGCTGAAAGAGGGTAAGGAACTCATCAAGTATTTCTGCGTACCGTGTACTCCTACCAAAGCGAACGGCTTCAGAACGAGAAATTTTCCCGAACACGCTCCCGAGAAATGGGCGCAGTTCAAGGCGTACAACAAGCGCGATGTCGAGGTTGAAATGTCTATTCAGGACAAGCTGCGGAAGTTCCCCGTGCCGGAATTCGTTTGGGAGGAATACTGCCTTGACCAGCAGATAAACGACCGTGGGATTGCTCTTGATATGGCTGTTGTTGAGAATGCAATACGGTTTGATAAACGGTCAAAGGCGCTGCTCTCGTCAAAAATGCAGGAACTTACTTCGCTAGAAAATCCGAACTCGGTTCAGCAGATGAAGCAGTGGCTTTCGGAGAATGGACTTGAAACAGACACTCTCGGTAAGAAAGCTGTTTCAGAACTACTGAAAACCGCACCGCCACAGCTTGCAGAGGTTCTGGAACTCCGTCAGCAGCTTGCGAAATCCTCGGTGAAGAAGTACCAGGCTATGAGGAACGCTGTCTGCTCCGACGGACGGGCGCACGGAATGTTTCAATTTTACGGTGCAAACCGTTCCGGCAGATGGGCGGGTCGGCTGATACAGTTACAGAACCTTCCGCAGAATCATATCCCCGACCTCGAACAGGCACGGGAGCTTGTGAAAAGCGGCAACTACGAAGCCATGGAACTGCTGTACGATTATATTCCAGACACGCTTTCGCAGCTTATCCGCACGGCGTTTGTTCCGAAATTGGGAATGAAATTCGTGGTTTCAGATTTTTCAGCAATAGAGGCAAGAGTGCTGTCCTGGTTTGCTGGCGAGAAATGGAGGCTTGACGTGTTCAAGTCCGGCGGAGATATCTATTGTGCTTCTGCAAGTCAGATGTTCCGTGTACCTGTCGAAAAGCACGGTGTCAACGGACATCTTCGGCAGAAAGGCAAAATCGCAGAACTGGCGCTAGGGTACGGCGGTTCTGTCGGCGCTCTGAAAGCTATGGGCGCACTTGAGATGGGTTTATCAGAGGACGAACTTCAGCCGCTTGTGGATATGTGGCGCAGTTCCAACCCGAATATCGTGCGATTTTGGTGGGAGGTCGACCGCTGCGTGAAGGATACAATACGACAAAGACTTCGCACAGACACACATGGCATTCAGTTTGAACATCAGAGCGGAATGCTGTTCATCACGCTGCCGAGCGGCAGACGGCTTTCCTACGTCAAGCCCCGTATCGGCGAGAATAAGTTCGGTGGCGAGTCCGTCACTTATGAGGGAGTTGGCGCAACGAAGAAGTGGGAGCGCATTGAAAGCTACGGCCCTAAGTTCGTGGAAAACATTGTTCAGGCGGTCAGCCGGGATATTCTCTGCTATGCTATTCGGACGCTGCGGAATTATCGTATCTGCGGCCACGTTCACGATGAACTTATTATCGAGTGCCCGCTAGATACGAATGTATCTGAAATCTGCGATATGATGGGAAGAACTCCGTCATGGGCAGAGGGGCTTCCGCTCCGTGCCGATGGGTATGAGTGTACGTTTTATAAAAAAGATTGAGGTAATATGTCCAAGAACACCTTCAGCCAAGGCTATAAGGCAGGAGGTGTTTTCATGTATAACAATTTTAAGACCCGCATGAATGAGGTAGAGAAAAACGCTGAAAATCTGCCTGTCAGAACCGAACCCGATATACAAGCAATTTCAAAACAGATTACGCAGGAAGAAATCCAGCGTGATTTCGATTATTATATGGCACAGCGCATAGCAGAAAAGCTGAAATCCGAGGGACTTATCACAGTTGACGAATTCAACAAACTGACCGCTCTTAACCGCAGTACTTTTTTACCTATGAATGTCGAGATATTACCGAAAATACGTTGATTATATCTCGGTTTAGAGTTAATATGTCAACACCGAAGAGAGGTGAAAAAAGTGAAAACTGTAACAAAAATTGAAGCCAACCAACGTACTACGGGTTCTGAGAAAAAGCTCCGTGTTGCGGCATACTGTCGTGTGTCGACAGATTCTGACGATCAGCTTGAAAGTCTTGCTGAACAGAAAAAGCACTATGAAACCTACATTCAGGCGCACGAAAACTGGAATTTCGCAGGCCTATACTATGATGAGGGAATAAGCGGTACTAAAAAGGAAAAGCGCTCCGAACTTATGCGATTGCTTTCTGATTGTGAAGCAGGTCAAATCGACTTTATCATCACAAAGTCCATAAGCCGATTTGCGAGAAATACCACTGACTGCCTTGAAATGGTGCGACAGCTGCTTGCAGTAAATGTAGCAATATATTTTGAAAAGGAAAATATCAATACCACTTCAATGGAAAGCGAGTTGGTACTTGCGGTTCTCAGCAGCCTTGCAGAGAACGAATCAGTGTCAATATCCGGTAACGAAAAGTGGTCTATAAGACAGCGGTTTCAGAGCGGTACATACAAAATGAATCCGCCGCCGTATGGTTACAGGTGGAACGGCGAACAGCTTGAAGTAAATAATGACCAAGCGGAAATTGTAAAGCGCATTTTTGCTGAATTTCTCTCGGGAAAAGGAGTAATGCACATTGCGAGAGGGCTGGATTCGGATAAAATTGCTCCTGCCCATGGAAAGCAATGGTGTCAATCGAGTATTCTCAGAATTTTGAAAAATGAGAATTACACAGGCAATGCAGTATTTCAGAAAACCTTTACCGATGAGTCCTTTCGCCGCTGTGTGAATTACGGGCAGTTGGACAAGTACCTTGTTGCTGACCATCACGAGGGAATAATAAGCAAGGAAGATTTCGATGTGGTTGCCGCCTTGATAGACAGACACTCCGTTGAAAAGAATATCACTAAGGGCAGCCACAAGTATCAGCTTCGGTATTGCTTTTCGGGAAAGATAGTCTGCGGTGAGTGTGGTGCTACGCTAAAACACAGAACTCACAGGCTTGGCGGTGAAACGTATGAAGCGTGGTGCTGCAGCACTCACATATATAATAAGGAAAGCTGCTCAATGAAGTTCATCAGGGACGATGACATCAAACTTGCTTTTGTTACAATGATGAACAAACTGGTTTTCGGTCACAAGCTGATTTTGAAGCCGTATTTGCTGACATTACGCAGTTCGCCAACGGACAGCAGCATTCAGCGAATACAGCAGCTTCGGCTGTTGATCGAACAGAACACGGGTCAGCAGGAAACTCTCACACGTCTTATGGCGAATGGTTTTATTGACAGAGCGCTTTTCGGTCGGGAGTTGAACGCAATAATGGCTCAGACCGATGAATACCGTGCTGAAATTGATACGCTCAGCAGTTCAGTCACAGGAGATGGCGCAAAGCTGAAAGAAACCGAGCGGCTGATAAAACTGGTCGAGCGTGGGAGAATGTTCATGGAATTTGACGCAGACTTGTTTTCAAAACTAGTTGACCGCATTTGTGCATTTTCTCGCAATGAGATCGGCTTTGTGCTGAAATGCGGATTGACGCTCAGAGAAAGGATTGGTGAGTAGAATGGAGCATATTCCGTACGGCTATCGTATTGAGAACGGAAAAGCGGCGGTTGATGAAACTGCGGCAGAGCAGGTTCGGAGATTATTTGAAAACTACCTCAGCGGCGATTCGCTGAAAAAAGCGGCCGAAAACGCAGGTATCACAGGAAATCACGGCACTATCAAACTGATGTTGCTGAACCGCCGCTACTTGGGAGATGACTTTTACCCTCCGATAATCAGCGAGGAGATGTTCAATGCTGCAGCAGAGGAGCTTCAAAGCCGTGCTGAACGGCTCGGCAGAAACGGTCATGTAAGAAAAGAACGGTCGGTGAATGTCCCTGTGCGGTTCACTTTTATAAGCGCAGAGGATTATTTCGAGGATCCTGTTCAGCAGGCAGAATATATGTATGGATTGATAAAGACAGAGGTGACGAACATTGAGTAACATAACGATAATCCCGGCAAGACCCCAGCGGGCTAACTCACAGCAGAATGAAACGGAAAAACCAAAGCTACGTGTGGCTGCGTACTGCCGCGTCAGCACGGACAGCGATGAGCAAGCGACCAGCTACGAAGCTCAGGTTTCGCATTATACAGAGCAGATCACCCGAAACCCCGAATGGGCATTTGCGGGTATTTACGCCGATGACGGTATCTCCGGCACGAATACCAAAAAGCGTGAGGAATTCAACCGTATGATAGCAGACTGCATGGACGGCAAAATCGACATGATTATCACAAAGTCCATAAGCCGATTTGCCCGTAACACGCTTGACTGCCTGAAATACATACGTCAGCTTAAGGACAGGAATATCCCTGTGTTCTTTGAGAAAGAGAATATCAACACGCTGGACGCAAAGGGCGAAGTCCTGCTTACGATAATGGCATCGCTGGCACAACAGGAATCGCAGTCGATTAGTCAGAACGTGAAACTTGGCTTGCAGTTCCGCTATCAGCGTGGGGAGGTGCAGGTCAACCACAGCCGCTTCCTTGGCTATACCAAGGACGAGAACGGCAGGCTTGTGATCGACCCGGAGCAGGCAGAGGTGGTGCGGAGAATTTACCGTGAATACCTTGACGGTTACAGCACAGACAAAATCGCCGCCGGCCTGGAGCGTGACGGAATACTCACCGGCGCAGGAAATCCACGTTGGCATACAAGCACGGTTGCAAAGATACTGCGCAACGAAAAGTACATGGGCGATGCGCTTCTGCAAAAGACCTACACGGTGGATTATCTTTCCAAAAAGCGCATAAAGAACAACGGAATAATGCCGCAGTACTACGTTGAGAACGACCACGAAGCGATTATTCCAAAAGATATTTTTATGCGTGTGCAGGACGAACTTGTTCGCCGCAGGCTTGTAAAAGTCAGCCCTAACGGGAGAAAACATGGTTTCAGCAGTAATCATGTGTTTTCTCAGATGATAGTCTGCGGAGAGTGCGGCGAACTGTTTCGCCGTGTTCACTGGAATAATCATGGCTGCCGGTCTATCGTCTGGCGCTGCCTTAGCCGTTTGCAGCCGACAGGTGTGATTTGTCACGCTCGGACGGTAAGCGAAGAAGTGCTGAAAAATGTGGTCGTGCAGGCATTCAATGAGCTCCTCGGCAGCAGAAGCACCTATCAGAAGCGGCTTCGGGACAACCTTGCAGTGGTGCTTCGTGGGTATGAAGATGAGCAGGCTTTGGAGATAGACAAGCGGCTGGCTGAACTTCAGCAGGAACTTATCAACTATGCGTCCCGCAAGGAGGACTACAACGACATTGCCGATGAGATATTCCGACTTCGTGAGATGAAACAGAAGAATTTCACCGACACCGCCGTCCGTGATGAACAGGTCAAGCGTATAAATGAGCTGAACGAGTTCATTGAGCAGCAGGATTCTGAGATGACCGAATTTGACGAGAGCCTTGCCCGGCGGTGGCTTAAGGAGATTGTCGTCTGGGACGATAGGTTTTCTGTGGAGTTGAAGTCGGGAATTGTTGTTGAGATTGAATTATAA